AAGCAATAAGCCTATCTAAATACCACCGGCTTTTTTTTAAATCTTCTAAAGTATTGTTTTTATGGTCGGCACGCCACACATACTTTATTACATTGCCTTGACAGTAGCCACGAAATTTTTCGGTTCCTAATGCCGCTTTAATTGCTTCTATACATTCTATATCTTCATTTTTTGTATAATGCGCTGGTGCGTAAACGTTATCCGAAACGCCTTCGCTTAACTTATTTGAAATTAAGTTAGCTGTAGAAAAGGTATTTTTAGCTTCTGTCTCCCAGTTGTCGTCTGCATACCAATCAAAACTACCAGTGGAGAAATTACAACCTGGGTTGGCAGAGTTAAAAGAGATGGTATCCTCACCTGGGGTAGACTGAAAAGTAATCACGGCAGTAAGTGCATCTGCCCAAATACTAGCATGAAATTAGAAACAAGTCAGGATTATGACGTTGATAATCGGTTTGAGGAAACCGATGGTCCCAACGGTTCAAGTGTATCCGACAATACTTCTGGCAAAAGATTTTTAACTAGATATATAAATAATTCAAAAGATTTAATTAGGCAAAATGCTGCCTCAGATGGTCAAGATGAGGACAGGTTTATCATGTCTGGGCCTGGTGACATTACCTATGGATTTAGAAATGCGTTTCGCGCCAGCTTGTTTAACAGATAATTTTACCTACATTAGAAAAAATTTGTTGAAACCTTTCGATTTGATTAAAACCTAAATCAGTCCTGGGTAGGTAAACAAAAAAACCCCACGTAAACGGGGCACCTAAAACTTTCATAAATTTACCGTGTATTAGTCTTGCTCTATCTTTTGGTATACACACTGGATAGTCCCATATCTCTGGACAGCTTCTTAATATTTCATGGCTAGTAGAAAAAAATAAAGCTTCTGAAACATTACGAAGTTTCCATTCTTTTTCTAACCTTTTAAACCAAACAGAAGATGGGGACTTACCGGTGTGTCCTCCTTTTAATCCCCATCTCCATGTACCGCGCTGTTTATTAAAGGAACAACGTCCGTATGTAGGGGGGAATAAATATGTTTTTCCCAACCACTGTTCATGAGTATTTAAACCGTCTTCTTTTAATGTATAAATTTTTTTTGCACGTAAATATTCCTTATTAGCGTGTTCTGTTGTGCAGGGGTCTAAATCAATGTCGCCAAGTAAAGCATATATATAAGGTAGGTATTCAACGGGAGTTAACCAATCCTCTTCAATTCTTAAGATTCTTGTGAGAAATAAATGTCGAGGCAGGTTTTTGTAATAACTCATGTAGGTACAAGATCCGCAACACCTTTTTCACGCTTATAATGTAGCAACGACATGTGCTGGGGGTCTTGAATAATAAATAAAGCTTCTTTTTCTAGGTCAAGTGACTCAGCTTTAACAATAGCTTTACGCATTATCTCAGCAATTCCATCCATGTCTTTTGATTGCATATCCTCCCTGGCTGCAATTAGAGCTGCAACCGACATGTAAAACATTGAATCCTTTTCTTCTTTGGCCGTTGGAACATATACCATAGCTCCAGGCCCTTCAAAATAATAAAACCGATCATAAAAATCACACATGTCATCGCAAATTCTTTCAATGACAAGCTTGGTCAGCACACGTTCCGTTTCAGTTGGCGTGTTGCCAGCTAATTTAGCTAGTTTTTGTTTCCTGTAGTCAGTCATTTTTGAAGTTGCAAGTTAATAACGATAATAACAAAGAAAGAATAAAAAAACAGGTCGGATAACCAGAAAATTATTTTGTTCCAGTCTCCCCTGGGGCTTGCTTTATAAATGCAAACAACCCTGAACGTTTCAATGTTTCTCTTATTTTGGGTAGCGGCCTATAAATTACCACCATTTTACCAAGATTACCGACTTCCTTAATTAATTTTCCTGACTCGTCTCTCATCTTAATTAATTCTTCTTGCCGAATCAAATATTCTGCAACACATCTATATCTTCGTTTTGTTGCAAGGTCAATGTCAGGGAATTTAGCACATATTTTTGCCGGTACCATATCGCTAAAACATATTCTTATTTGATCAGCAAGTGATAGCCCCAAAACCAAATCATTTGTGGATGTTTCGTAGCTACAAACAAGTTCTAAATACCTTCTCAGATCTGCCTCTTCAAAGCTACCTGACGGCGGCAAAAACATTTCCACCTGGTCTGCTAACGAGGGTACTAATTTTTCCTTGATATTTTCAATTGTGACTTCTGAAATGTTTAAACCGTTAAACCTATAGCTTACGTATTTATTCGGGTCAATAGAAGTTTTTTTTACTGGCGACAATGCCGGTAACTCCCCTTCTTCAATCAAATAATCCGACAACATGGTGTTCCATTACGTTTCTATAGGTATCTTAACGTTTTTTAAGAACTTGTCACACTGTATTGCATGCGTAATACGTAGTACCCATGCATAGTAAATTCTCTTGTCTTCCATATTTTTTAAATCCCCTGGTTTTGGCCTACCCCCATAATTGCAAGCTTCCCAAAAAGCCTTTGCTATTTGTTTTTCTTGCTGAGTCATTAATGAATGCATAACCTTTGTAGACATACTGGCCAATAGTTCGTTAAACTGGGCCATATGTAAAGGATTTTCTTCCCCATGAAAAAAACCATCACTTACGCTGAGCTGATTTTGTTCCTCGTCTTCATGCCCCTTGGGACAGTAGGGGTGGTCCATCTGGCGCAGTTTATTAGTAGTAATATCAGTATAGAGATCCATGTAAAAAAATAGGTAATTATGGGAAGCAAGAAATCAACCGCACCTACGGTAATTATGCCTGCGCCAACGGCGCCTTCCCTGTATCGTTCCATTACAACGCCAGAGGCTTTTGCTGTTGGCGAGAAATATTTAAAAAGCCTCCAAGGCATGGGCGCTGCCAGTAAAGCAAGTCGTGAAGCAGCTGTAGGAACAGATAAAGATTTACGCGAAACTCAGGAACAAACAAAATACCAAGCCGCCGCAACTTATTTATCTTCTCTTCCCAAAGGAGATAAATATTTAGCTGACACCACTGGTATTCCTAGAGAACTTTTATATAAAACCGCAACTACAGCAGCAACTACAATTGCTGACGAGAAACAGAAAGATTATCTTGATGCAGTAAAAAACAATACAACCCCTGTAACTGAAGCAGGTTCTAAGTTACGCGAATTTAATCGTTACTATAATCCAAGCACTCAACAACATTTTTATAGCTCAACGCCAGACAAAGAATTATTAAGTGGTTGGAATAAAGAAGGTGATACTGCATTCAAAACACTGGATCCTAGTGACACTACTGCAGGTGCAAGTACTTTGTATCGTTTGTATAGACCAGGTGATAAGCCGGGTGGACCTAACCATTTATTTACAACATCAAAAGAAGAACGGGATTCTGCCATTTCTCAAGGATTTAATTATGAAGGTGATGTAGGTAAGGTTTATGATACTGCTCAGGCAGATACACAAGAAGTACAACGTTTTTATAATCCTGAACTAAGCCGACATATGTATACTTCTGATTTAGAAGAAATTAAAACCTTAGCAGGTAAGGGTTACAACAGGGAAGGATCTTTCTTTACTCCAACAAAAGCAGCACCTGCTGCACCTGCTGCACCTGCACCTGCCGCACCTGCCACTCCAAGTGAGGACGTTGCTGCCGTTGAAAAAGCAAGAGCAGATTTACTCGCTAAAGCAGCAGCGCAAAACCCAGTTAAAACACCTTAATAAACAGGGTTATAGGGTTTTAAATATTGATTATTAAACAGTAGTTGACAGTTTTTCTGTTTCTATCCACTCGTCATAGGCCTCAAGCAATATACCGTAAGACTCCACCGGTAAAAGCATCACAGCAAAAGTTTCAGTAGTAATTTTATAATGTTCTAAATTTATAGTAACATCGTCCATGATGGCGTCAAAATCCTCTTGCAACTGCTCAACAGTGACGACTTTCATGGTACAAGTGGTTTGCTACTAATAGTGTAGCATAAACTAGGCTACGTCACCAAAATCAAATGACAGGTCTACTGCTGCTGTTATTGTATCGAAGTTAATATCTTTTTCAGATGTTTCGTCCGAGTACCTCCAGTCATTAATAGATGTTGTTAAGCCAAGTGAATAAGTTGTTTCAATGTAACGAATATCATTTGTTATTAAAAATAAATAATCTCTAGGTGCAAGCATAATGTTCGGATAATCTTTTGACTGACTTTCAACTATATCCGTATCTGAATCAGAATATGGAACACCGGACATGTCGTAAACGTAACCATTGGAGTTTATTGGAAGCTCTCTTCTATGCGTGCCGTCTTCAATTACATAAAACGAAAGTATTGTATTTCTATTTGTTTTGGAGTCGTAAGAAGTTTGGCTAAAGTTCTGTGTAAACTGTATTGCACGCGCTTGTAGTAAACGCATTTTATAAAATGTTGTTTGAATTCTTGTTAGGCCACCATGAGAATTTGATATTGTTAAAGACTTAGAGATAGAAGTAAATGAACTTAAATCACCAAGGTTAATTGGGTTGTTAACACTATCGCCAGGTCTTGGAGGCAGGGGGTCACTACCAAAATAACTTGTTGGTCCATAAGCGGTTGGCCCCGTACCGCCGGTTGGGTAAGCCTGAACTGTGCCTAGGTTTGTAAAGCCCAGGTTAGTCGGTAGTGCTGTCAGGTATAGTGCCATTGATTAAATTTAAGCCAGTGTATAGGCCGTTG